AAAAAACCTGAAATAAAAATGATTGAAAGTTGTGTTACTCATAAACCCGTGTGCATCAGTATGGCTCCCCTTCCTAAAGAGGGTAGCCGTAAATCCACTTACTCACAGAGACGTATTTACGATATCTCTGGGGGCTGCAGCTTTAGTGTAGTCCCACTTGCTCTCCAGAGGATTCTTCCTCCTGTAGATTATTCTATCTCTGGATTGAGCGACAACTATTATTACCTTCTTACACATGATAGTAGTTTTACTCATAAAATGATGAACCCTTCCAAAGGTGACATCATTAACACCATTTTGCGCGAGCGCAAAGCTCCAAAACCAAAGACTGTTATTACACCTAAACCTAACCAGTCTTTGGAATGCTTTGACGCGACCATTTACAACTTCCTGCTCTCCACTGGAGAGATTCAGGCTCACCAACCCGGCGATGACTTGTATGACGAACTTCTTCCCCACGATTTACCTTCGTTTTATGAGTCCCGCGATATTATTGACATCAACGCCACTGATTCTGATTCATCAGACGAATTCACTATTGACTCTTCTTCATCAGATGAGTACAGTTTTGATGATGACGTTTGGGATGACTCCGATGTTCTGACTCGCCATGACGAAGAGATGGAGGATCTCCTTCGTGGTGAAGAATATTCTCAAGCAATGAGCGACGATGAGTTTTATGAAATTCATGGTTGCACTCCAGAGTCTTTTGAATCTCATTTGCACCTTTTTTCACCTAACGCAACAAGTTCTTCGTCCATTGAGCCGCGACAGACTAACCTTACCAGATTCTTTTGGTTTACTTTGCGTTTCATGGTATTAAATTATGTTTACAATGCTTTAGAGCCTTATCCTCTTGCTTGGTATTTTGTTTTCTTTTCTGTTTGGACTTATATTGCTTGGGCGAAATTTTTCGCCGAAGAGCAAAAACTCTTTGTACCAGCTTCTACTTACTCAACTCCTCTTGTACAGGAGGAGCTTCCAGCTTCTGCTTACGTTTTCCTATTTTATTTATTTTACAAGAGTTGGGCTGGGATGGACGTATTTGCCTTATTTTACTTTTCTTACATGTCTTATAAGTATAGGGGGAGATTGCCCATGTCTAAATTTCTTAAATTTGATGTTAATTTTCAAGAATATGTCGATGTGGTGATTTTTGCTCAAATTTGGTTTTCAATTGCCAGGCTTGGTCTTCTTGGTTTTCGAATGCATTGGCTTTTAACTTGCGACCCCTTTTCCTTTGAGACTATCATTGTCTATTCATCATGCTGGATGTGGGTTGTGATTGGTGCAATGTTTGCGTATTCTTTTGATATTAAGGACAAAGTTCAAAGATCTAGGAATTTTTATGTAACCGGTGCTTTTACTTGGCCTTTGTTAATGTATGGTTTCCTCCCACACTGGACCACTATGAATGGCATAGATGAGTGTCTCAGACAACAGGATTTGGCCAATAGTAACCAAAGTTTTACCGATTCCATTGGTTTAACTACTTGTATTCCCAATTCTACTTCTAATTCTAGTTTTGTCGAGGATTTTCCTGAAGACAATCTTGATGAGTCTACCGAAAGCCCTAGACTTTCTCCCGACCTTTCATTACCTGCTTTCATAAAGGCTAGCGGCGATTATTTCATTCCTGATCTTTCCTTACCGGCTTTTGTTAAAGCTGACAATGACTATTCCACTCTTACTATTGACATCGTTGACTTTTTCAGGAAAGCTATTGAACAAGTTCGCTCCCAACCGATAACATCCGGCTTTGCCATTGTTTGTTTGACTAATTTCTTTAGCACCTTGCCTGTTTTTAATACTAATACCAACCGAGGCCTTACCAGCTATTTTAACACCATCAGTAAAACTGTTATTGTCACCGTAGTTCCCATTATGGCCGTCGCGGGCCTTTACGAGGACTCCAGTTTTGCTGGCTTTGATGATGGTCTCCGTTCTTATGGTGTGAAATTGTGCGATTCTGTAAAGAAGCTTTTAGATAAAGGCGCTCGCATGGCTTTTAATTTTAAGACGAAGGCAATTGAGAGTTCTGAGTCAGTAGGTGGTGCCGTTGACAAGTTGGATAAAATTGTTGCCAAACTTCTTAGTATAGTTCCTGATAGTGCATCTGAAACATGTGGTAATTTGTTTCAGGAACTTTTTTCTGATTCTCATGTGAATGGAGTTGTCAAGGCTCTTACATTTTCTGCACTTGCAGCATCAATTCGTAGGTTTTGGCCTAAGGAAACTCCACAGATTACATCAGGCGTCTTTGGTGTCGCCGTCAATGAAATTGTCAATAAGTTATCTAGTGAGACAACTATTGCTACACTTATTGCTACCATTGGAGTGTCTGTTACAACCATGTTGTTTAAGTCTGTTATTGGACAAGGCATTTCCCCTGGCGTTCGAGAAGTTCGCAGGATTTCTAACCTTATTAACAGCAATGGTTATAACGAGATGATGCTCCATTACAGAGATTGTACGGAATTATGTAATTTGTCTCAAAAGTATTCTATCAAATTTAACGGCTGCTTTATTACTAATGCTTACAGCCTTATTGATTATATCAAGTCAGAGAAGATTAACATTTCCAAGTATCAGTATTTGCGGGGCCCTGCCATTAGTATTGAAGTCAAGAATATTATTTCCACTTTTAACAAAAATCTTATCGAGCTTCAACAGGGATCACGCAGTCTTAGGGGTGCGTCCCCTTTTGTCAATAGTCTTTACGGTTCTGGAGGTTGCGGTAAGAGTATCTCTATCACGTATACCACCATGGCACTCGTGGCCGAAGTTGTTAAGATTTTGAGTGATCCAGTTTTGCTTTCTCAACATATTGACGGCTTTGATTCTGGTGCTATTGCTGTCAATGATGGTAGGGCCATGACGCTGTCTGAGGTTGCAAAGCATTCTTGTACGAAGAATTTTGGTAGTGATTATGATCAGAACGACATGAATTCTATTTCAATCACTTTAGAGGATGCTTATGCCCAGAATCCACAATTTTCGCAACAGCCAGCTGCTTTTCTTGCTTATTTCATGCAGCTTATAGACAATTCCGCCCCAGCTACAAAGGCTCATTTAACCGACAAGGACACTATTTCCATATGTCCTCAAATACCTGTGATTATGAAGTCCGGAGATCTAGTTTCTAGTCACAAGACCTGTGGTTTTGTGTGGTTAAACACCAACACCATTGTGGGAATGTTGAGAGAACTTTGCGCTGATGACAAGTGTTATGCCGCATTGCTAAGGCGTATGTGTGGTTCTCACGATAAGGAAATAACACTTTGGGAACTCGAGCTTAACCCTCACGCAATATTTCACGAAAATCCATGCTGGGTTGAAGGGTCTATTGACCTCAAGATGTCCCGTGACAATGTTTTACGGTCTTTGAATGAATATTATGCCAATGGATACATCACTGAGAAACACCCGTTTCATTTGTACCGTGTCAAGCATAATGATGACGGTCCTAACGAGCGGATTTTCCTTTACCGCTTATATCCCATTTTTGTTCCGCATGTCGTTAATAAAGTCAAGGCTATTACCCCATCTAGGAAACTGGCTGGGGAGCGACCCTTGTTTGATGCCGATATGAGGTCCATGAGTATAGAAGGGTGGTTTAAGAATGATTATTTAACAGGTCCCGAATATCTTAAGTACATTAAACGGAATTTCGTTAAGCGTTTTTTCACCGATATAGCTTCAGCGCGTGACGAAAGTTCATTTAGGCCTAGCACCGTTGCACGCGAGCTTGTTGATGACCCCCTTCTTGGTGATAATTTTGTTTCTCATTCTACACTTAATGATCCCCTCAACGACAAAGTGGCATTTAGTTTTGAAGATTGCATTCCTTCAATTATGTTTGCAAGTTTTGCTTTAATTGCACGTTGCCTCTTTTCTTACATTACTTGTTATCACATTGTTATTTCCACTAGACTTCTCAATGTCTGTTACGTTTATCTCGTTTACAAGTCTTTGCCTTTAAAGGTTATTCTTACAGTTTGCGTTAATTATAAAGTGATTGTATTGAGTTGTTTAATGTGCATGATGTTTTTGAGCCTTGAGCCAGTTGCGCTTACAGTCACCATATTTTACGTAGTGTCATTGGTCTCAGAGGCTCACACTCATGCCGTAGGCTGTTTACATCCTTTTGCGCATGCTTTTCATGGATTTTCTGCCTATTTCTTTTGCGCACAACTCGACGACTTTCCCACTTCTTATGTCTTGTACACTTCTAATTGGATGTTTTGCAAAATGGTGTATTATTTTGGTTTTCCCACTCATGATAAAATGAGACTCTTTAGGATTCCCACTTTTTTCTGCTGTTTTTCAATTGTGATTGTTTCATACCGAGTGTTTATGACTGATGAATGTAAGCACAAGTACACTTTCTTTATCATTTACTTGTTTAATTGCTTCATGCAATGTCTTGTTTCCTGTCGCAAGCTTAAGAATGATTTGCATGTTGAGACGTGCATGGTTGAAAAACCTCGCCTGAGCTGGTGGGAGGGATTGATTCAGATGGGCACTACATGCTCTGAAGTTAAGCTAGTTTGCATTGGGTTGTTGACATGTTTTGCACTTTCTTTATACAACATGGTTTTCCCTAGGGTTCAAGGTAAGAGTTTTGATCCCCATTCAACGTGGAACGATGACTTTTCTATCAAGCTTAGTGGTGAACCCGATAGGACTCCTGACAAGTCTCGGAGTGATGCGGTTCGCAGTGCTTGTGAGAGTGTTGCTATTGTCAATTTATTATTTCGAGATTATGGTTGGGTACCCAACGTTTGCACGGTGGGTAATGGTTGTTTTTACATTCCGACTCATTGTCTTAAGGGCTCTTCAATTTTTGCAAATGGGAAAGTGCATTGGCGAGAGAATTCTTGTCCAATTCGCATCCACGTCATTTATAAGTCGGGTTCTTTCCTTCTTGACACTAATAATTTGAATGTTTTAGAAGTTGGTGTCGATACAGCCATGGTGCGCTGTAACCATTTTATCAATTCAACTCCTATAGAAAATTTCACCATCAGTGATACTGACGTTGCTTATGCTTACACACCTGAGATTCTTTATTTTGGACCAACAGATCCAACTCATATAGCAGAACTCGAGAAGTTAGGCGAGGATTTCGGACCTACACCTGAGCTCGAGGATGTTGTAAGAGCTATTAACAGAAACTTGGATGACCCTTTTAAGCGTAAAGAATACATGAAACTTCTTAGTCGTGTTAAACTTTTAAGACACCTTTCAGAGACAACCGACTTTAACATGTACGATAATATTGAGTGGCTTAGGGCTATCCTTACACAAGGTAGGGTTGAATTCGTTCGCCTTAGCCCACTTACTTTGCAAAAAGTCAGTCAGACTGATACTAAAGGTTATAATCACATGACTAATACGAAGCTAGAAAGCGATCCACCACCAACAACTGGAGATTCCGTTTGGTGTAAACCGAGTACCTACAAGTTTAAGGTTTCCATCGTTAGATGCTCCGTACCCGAGGTTATAAAGGCATCAGCACCTGTAGTATGTGGCTTGCCAATAATGCGTCGGGGCACAATAATCGGCATGCAGACTGGCAGCTCTATGGGACCTGACGGCAAACCTCTTTACATGATAGCTAGGTGTGGATTTTACAGCGATCTTCACTCCATGACTCTTGAGGAAAGCTACGGTCTCACTTTTGGCACTGAGATCACCACAACTAATGCTCATAAAAGACATTGCTGGGTCAATTTTGTTGAGCCTGGCCAACGCATCATTCATGTGCGGAGTATTAATGGTGATAGGGGTAATTATAAAAGCAAGAAACCAGCTTTTAAATATCATCCTTCAATGTCTAGGCTTAACACCATTATGACTTCGGTTCATGGTGACAAAATCCACACTGTAGAACGCAAGACTGATTTGAACTCGTATAAGCAATCCTCCACTAAAGTACTTGGCAGGTACACAACCGTCAATCCCAAGATGAGACTTCCTTCGTGTCAGGACTTTGTGGCTAGTAGGCTTCTGTGTTCTTGGATAATAATTGCTAGTGACTTTTTCCCTAAGCAGGATTTGACGGTGCTTGAGCCTTGGGACTTTGATAGGGCCGTGACAGGTGATGATCTTGTAGGGCCGCTCCAGGGAGATAAGTCAACTGGAATTCAACAGTTTCCTGGTGCTTTACGAAATCATTTGGTTTTGGACGGCGCAGGCAGTATAACATCGTGTGTTGAGGGTAGCGAATTAATGGCAATGTCAAAGCGCTATTATGACATTATGTACGCCAAATCTGCCGGGGTTTCTGTTGTTACAAAGAATTTTCCCAAAGTCGAGAAACATAGCTTTGACAAAACCGGCATGTCTGATGAAGAATTCACTTCCGAGTGTGACAAGGCCTGCAGGATTATTCAAAATGTTCCTACAACCACAGCCATTACTCTTAGGTGCGCTTTTAGCTTCATGCTTAGGTTTTTCAGCCATTTTAATGCCATTTGGTCTAGTCCATACGGAAAACCACCTTATGCTGAGGCTTCCGTTTGCGTCCACTATGCTCCAGGTGAACGCTTTACTGCATGCTCCCTTGACATTAAGAAAATGGATGCTTCTATTGATGGTGACATTAGTAACGTCGTTTTCAAGCTTTGGCGGGATCAAGTTAGATGGATGTCTATGACGTACGACAAGAAACTTGAGAGTGCTGG